TAGTCTGCTGCTACTGAATTGCTATTCTCGTAGATTGCACCACCTGCTGATGCACCACCGCCTATAGCTCCCCAAGCACTTCCATCATATCCTTCAAAGCCACTTGTAGTAGAGTTAAACCTAATCATACCTGCTGCTGGTGAGCCATCTCGTTGTGCTGTAGTACCGCTAGGTAGTTGTCCTGACCCTGTACTAGCAGTTTTAGTTACAGTAGTTACAAGCGGAGAGGCTGCATCTGCTTTAGTTCCTTGAGCAGCAGTAGCATAAGCACTAGCTGCTGTAGTAGCAACATCACCTAAACCTAATGTAGTTCTAGCTGCTCCTGCATTTGCATCATCTATTAATGTACCACCAAAGGTAGATACTGCTGACGCTGCTACATAAGCCGTACTAGCAGTTGTAGCTGCTGTTCCTAATCCTAAAGAAGTTCTGACTGTAGCACCAGTTTCTGCTACCCAAGTAGAACCATTACCTACAATAAAATTACTGTCTGTTTTATCTAGTGCAGCAATAGCGGATAGGTCAGCGTCAAAAGCCTGTACATCAGCACCTATTTCTACACCTAAATTATCTCTTGCAGTTGAAGCACTAGCCAAGTCTGACAAGTTACTTGCTTTAGCTGCTGCGTTATCTGCTTTTGTACCCTGTGCTGCTGTTGCATATGCACCAGTTGCTGTAACTGCTGCTGTACCTAATCCTAATGAAGTCCTTGCTGTACTAGCATTTTCTAGTACCCATGTAGAGCCGTTGCCTACTATGAAGTTACTATCTGTTTTAGCTAAAGCTCCTATAGCAGATAAGTCTGCGTCATAGGCTTGAACGTGAGTGCCAATAGTTAAGCCAAGATTACCTCTTGCTGTACTAGCACTTGCTAAATCTGATAAGTTGTTTGCTTTTAAAGCTGAGTTTGATGCGTGTCCTGCTGCTGTAGATGCAGAACTTGCTGCTGCTGTTGCAGAGTTTGAAGCGTTAGTTGCTTGTGTACTTGCAGTTGATGCAGATGTACTTGCATTAGATGCTGAAGTAGAAGCCTCACTTGCTTTTGTAGATGCTGTAGAAGCTGACGTACTAGCTTCACCTGCTTTGGTACTAGCGGTAGATGCACTAGATGCTGCGGCTGTAGCTGAACCAGCCGCGTCACTAGCTTTCTGTGTGACAGTAGATACTGTTACATCATTATTTGCATCACCTGCTCCACCATCACCACGAAATATTGCCATTACCTAACCTCTATTTCTTTTTATACCTAGTTGCTTCATCGTAATTTGTTCTTCTACGATTTCCATCTATCATTTTTCTTTTAGTAGAGTTAGATTTTTTATTATTTTTAGCCTCTAGTCTTTTCTTAGCTGCTGCTCTTTTTCTTTCTAGCATAGCTTTTGCTTGTTTAGGAGTTTGACTAGGAGAAACTTTTTTAGATTTAGCTTTTGTAGTTTTAGTAGGTTTAGTAGTAGTAATAGGTTTACTATTACCTTTACCTGCTGCATAACCAACAGCAGCTCCACCTACAAGTTTTGCAGTACCTCTTTTAATAACAGAGGCTTGAGCTAAACTACCACTCTTAGAAGTTTTTTGATTTTTACTAAGAGGTTTAAATAATTTTTCAAGATAGCTTTGTTTTTTAGGCTTGCCTTTAACTTTAGGTTTAGTAGTTGTAGGTTTTTTAGCATTAGATTTAGCAACACTTTTTATTACTTTACCTGTTTTAGGAGTAAGCATTTCTAATTGTTTAGGAGCTTTGCTTGGTGCTTGATTAGTATTAGCACGAGTTCTAACTCTTGGCTTATTACCAGTTGGTGTTTTACTCTTAGCTTTAGGTTTAGTTTTTCTAAGCAACTCTAATTGTTTTGTTAATTCTTTATTACTTTTTGTTATTTTATTTTTAACACCTTGTACAACTTTACTTCCTAAAGACTTAAGATTTTGAGTAGCACTTTTGTCCATAAGTTTTTTTAGGTTAGCTTTTGCTTTTGCAAGTTCTTTAGGATTTCTTGCTAATTTAACTGCTTTCCTAGCTAGTTTAAGTGCCTTAAGTATTGCTTTATCTCTTGGATTCATAATGTTTATACTCACTATATAATATCAAATAAAAAGCAGCCCCCGAAGGGGCTACCCATTTATCTTAGTTCCTAGTTTTTAGGTACAGAGATAACTAGACCACTTTCAGGTCTAACTGTTTTAACACCATATAGAGTGTCAGCAGTCATTAGATCGCCTAAGAACTCTTGCTTATATTGAGTCTGAGTACGAACACCGATCTGCTCTACCAATACCATTGCATCTTTCTGAGCCATAATCATACCTAGTGTATCAACAGCAGATGCTGAGTTAGCACTTGCAGCTTCAACTACAGGTAGGTTATTAGACACATAAATGTCAACACCATAAAGGCTACCGATCTGACCATTAACAACACCCCTGCTATCTACGAAGTCAGAAGATTGATAACGATCAATGCCCATGATAGTAGTACGAACACTTGGTGGTATAACTAAGAATCTTCCGTCCATAGGAACATCATTATCATCAAGTTGTTGTACTGCTTCTCTAAGAGCTAAGTCAGTAAACAAGTCAGTTACAGCTACAGTATCAACTGCATAAGCAGCCAAGCCATTAGCAGCATCAATGTAAAAACTATTAGAGTGAACAAAGTCAGAACCTGACCCATTATCATCTCCAAAAGTTTTAGACAACAAACCTATATCAGAATCTAATTGTGTTGCTAAAGCGTAACCAGCATCTTCAGTGTAGAACTTACGAAGTGAAGGCTGTGCTTGTACATCAACAATATCTTCAATCAAACGTGAATATTCAAAGTGCTTGTTAATAGAAACTTGCACATCAGCTTCAGTAGCTGCAATCAGAGTTACCTCTGTGTTAGCTGCTTTGGCAGTAGCTGAACCACGAGTAGGTTTAGGGATATGAATTGTATCTCCCTTCTTTCCACCATGATTCATTTTGTTAATTAAGTTCGCGAGAACTAAGTTTTTCTTGTATCCAGCAACAATCTCATCAGACCAAATCTCTGGTATGAAAGTAGCTGCTGTTGATACAGTTACTTGGTTAGTACCTAATCCCATTTTACTATTCCTTTTAGTTTATTTATTTTACCCTCCCTTCAGCATAAGCCTTGTAGATTACATCTGCATTAGCTTGGTACTTCTGGGGGTCGTTAATCATTAAATTAACTATCTCAGAACGCTTATAGATTTTTCTTGACATTGGTTCACCAGAACCTTTACCACCTGTAGATGCTGCCTTAACCTGTAGCTTACGATCTTTTTCATTAATGCTTTCAGTCTTTTCAACTATACCTTTGATTTCTTTCCAATTAGAAAGTAGTTCATCAGCAGCATTAAAATCGTATTTATCAGCTCTTTGCAATAGTTCAGTACGAACAGAAGATTGTTTAATCCAATCTAAAAAGTTTTGGTTTTTAACCACAGCTTCATAGTCTGGGTGTTTAGTAGCAATCTTTCCTAAAACTTCTTGTTCATGTTGTTTGGCAAGAAGCTCTTTCATTTGAATCATTGTTGAACTGTTTTCTACAGCTTTATTAACAGAACCTTTAGGGTCATCATAAAAATCTAATTCGGGTTCTTCTTTTGACTTTGTACTTATGGCATCTTCATTAAGTTTAACTTTGAGCAAGTCGTCAACTGATTTGCGAAGGTCGCCTACTTCTGAACTTTGTTTGCCCAATAACTTTTCAGCTTCTTGGTGCATACGAACAACATCTTCCAGAGATTTATCTTTGTACTTATCTGGTACATCAGACGTTGCTTCTTGTGTTTCAGTTTCGTTAGCTTCCTGTTCTGGTTCCTCTAAAGGTTTATCCATTTCTTCAGAAAGTGATACAAGTTCTTCGTTTTCTTCTAGTTTAACTTCTTGGTTATCAAAAGGGTTTATTGTTTTAGCCATTTAATGATCTCCGTACCTGTAAGGTATTATGGAATTAGTTTAACTGGGCGGCTTTCTCATGTTGTTTAGCCCAACGATCATTATGAATGTTGAACTTAAAACGACTAGGAGAGATTAACCGCTTACTTAGTTCACCACAAACAGAACAACTTATTTCCTTAACATCAGGGTTGATAAGCTCTTCAGTGGTGTGTTGATTTACACAAGAAAATTCATATAGTCTGTACATGATTTTTCCTTTACTGCAAATTAGTTGGTTGGTAGGATTCTTCTTGCTCAATATTTTCATAAGCATTAGACATAGAATCTTTCCAATTTAATAATGTGTTAAGTATATTTAATTGACCTTGTGCATAGTGCAGTTCTTTAGCATCTTTAAGGTTTAACACATCAAAGGATTCTGTTGTATCTTCTAAATCTTCCATTAGCTGTTTCCAGCCAGCGTGTTGAAAAAGAGAGAAGTAGTTGTCGTAATATTCTTGTAATTCTTTATCCAATTTGGAGAACTCCTTTTGGTTGATTATAACATTTTTTACTTAAAAAGTCAAGCACTATTTTTATTTTCTTTCATTTGTAACTTAACAATATTTTCTTTAGTATCTAACTCAGCTTCTTTAAGTTCTAATTTTGCATACTCAACTATCTTATCAAAATCAGATTTGTCCTTGGGTTGAGCAGAAGCAAGAGCAGTTATTCTTTTAGTTTCTTCTTCAACAGGAAGTAACTGTGTTTCAACATTGTTTTGTTGTATACGAGATGCAATCTCTGCTGTTTCTGCTTTAAGTTTTTCTAACATAGCCATAGCAGATTCAAGTTCCATTTGTTTTCTAATTTGTTTTTCTTGTGCTTGCTCTGGTGTTGGTTGATTAGATTGTTTAAGAACTTGTATAATTTGTTCTCTATTAGTCAAACTCATGTTGCTTACAATAGACTCAATCAACAATGGATAAGCAGGTGACTCAGGTGACATAGTTTGTAACAACTGTACTAACTGAGTAACCTCATACTCTCTTGCTACTACACCTAGAGAACTTGTAGCTACAAACTTATAGTCTTTAACTGGATACAACTCAGGAGTAAACTGCATATATCTACAAGCAGCTTTCTCAATAAATGGTATTAAGAAATTTTCTTGGAAGTTTACTAAAGTACGCTTGTGTCTTTTAATCACAGCACCCAAGCCCATAGAGATTCCTGCTGCTGTACCTTCTCCATTAAGACCTGCTGGTACTCCACTAGAATCTATAGCACCAGTAGATTGTTGTACCATTTGTTGTAGTTGTGCTGCCTGTGCAAATGTAACTTGGTCTAATGAACCAAACTTAAATGGTTGTAACACTTCTCTTGGATCGCCATTAGTAAGAATAGTTTTACCTGCTCTTATATCTAACTTAGCACCTCTTGGCATACGACTAGCATCTACTGCCATCATTGGGTGTACAGTAAGAGCAAGTGCATCAATCCTAGCACGAAGCTCTGCATCTAATGCTTTCTGTGAGTTATAACCTTTCTCACAAATACCACGACCCCAAAACTTAAAGGGTACTTTATCCCAAGAGAAAGCAATAACAGGTCTATCTTTTTTCATGTAAGGGTTTTTTTCAATCTTTAATATTTCAGACTCATTAGCAATAACCATAATGACTTCTGTGTAAGAACCTTCTTCTTCATCAAGATCAACCATATCTTGCATTTCTTCGTTCTCATCTAACTCTGAATTTTTTAATAAGTCAGTAGGTACTAAGCCATAGTATTTAGTTAAACGAACCATGTCATCATTGTAGCCATAGACAATCTTACTAGCATCTTCTATTTCTGTTTCTGAAGGTGCTGAACCTATTTCAACATCACGATAAATACCAGCATCAATACCTTGTTGTACTTGATGGTGTGGAACCATTTTATCAACAGCTACACCTACAGCATCTTCAATATTAGTAGCTAGGGGGTCAATTAAAAAGTTTTGTGGCATGATAGGGTCAAGCCTAACAATAGTTCTGTCACGTTTATTTACACCCACTGCTGTCATCTGTCCATCAAGTGCTGGTTGAGTAGCTGCTGTAAGCTCTACAATTTCATCTAAGACCAGTTCTCCTATGCCAGTACCAAATACAGCAGCATTAATTAAACACTCTCCTATAGAGCTTCTAGCTTTACTAAAGTGCATATCTTCAGTTAACTGTACTTTAAGTAGTTCTACGTCACCTTGATTGGGGTCTTGAAGATCATCTTTAATATCAAAGAAAGAACCACGACCAAACGTAGCTTCTTCAATTTCAGCCACAGAAGACTCTACTGCTTGTTGTGTAGCAGGAGCAATAAGTCTTGATCTTTCTGACTCACGCATAGAATCATTCTTATCCCATATCCCTCGCCAAGTACGATAGTATTCATCAAATCGTTCTGAGTAATTTGTTTCGTAATGATCTCTCCACTGGTCACACTTGTTCATTACCCAACTTTCTACTGTAGAATCTTCGTAGTTTTCTTCTTTCATATTTTAGTATCCTGATACTTCGTCTAAAATTTCATAATCCCCTTGCTCAAAGTCATAGTAATAAGCTACTTTAGCAAGTTGATCTATGTAGGCTAGTGAATCAATTAAGTCATCATGTACCTGTGGATTAGGAAACTGAAACAACTCGTCAAGGAACTCAATGTTCCAATCTCCCTCATTAAGTTTAATAGCACCATGTTCAAACCTTCCTTGTAATGCTGCTACTATTCTGTCAATCTTTCTTTTATTGCCATGAGTTAACTCTTGTATGTTAAAGAACTTACCTCTTTGTTTCATCATATCTGTTAGTGGTGACATGATTGCTTGTTTAGATATACCTTTTTCTATACCTACTGCTACTGGTTCATATTCTTCTATTACATCAAAGATAGCTTCAGCAGTTTCTTCAAACGTCCACCTACCATAAATTATTTCAGAAACCCACCAACCTTCTTCATTAACTTTAACAACAGATATAGCTGTGTTATCTAGTCTTGTTTTCTTTTTCTTACCAGCTTCTTCAAACCCTGCCATATCAATGGCAACATAGTAGTCACCAATATCGGGTTCATCATCAGACATTTGTACCCACTCTTCCTTAAAGATGTCAGACCCTTGAGCCTCAAAAGAAGCCATATACTCTTGCCTAAACGCAAAAGACGACATTGATTTTTTTGCCATATCAATTTCATCTTTGTCCAATAAATTATTATCGTAGGAGGTAAAGTGCCAAGATTCATAAGTGTCGTGTTCCTCAAGTTCTGCTAGTTTATATAAATCATAAAAATGGTTTCTACCCATTGGTGTACCAATAAACAGTGCAGAACCTTTTTGATCTGTTAAGGCTGGTCTAAGTATCTGCTCCCAAACTTCTGGTTTCATGTCAGCATACTCGTCCATAACCAAATATTTTAAAGACACACCACGCATAGTTTCTGGTCTGTCTGCACCCTTTAACGAAATAATAGTTCCGTTGATAAGGGTTATTTGTAAGTTGTTAATGTGACTTCCTTTAATTACTGGGTGTCCTACCTCTAGTAATGTTTGCCACATAATATCTCTTGCTTGCCCCTGTGTAGGTGCAACATAAAAAACTTGCCCTTGCTTAGCTTGTAAGCCATTAACAATTAATAAGTATGCAGCTAACCTAGACTTACCTGTACGTCTACCAGCAGCTACTACTTTAAACCTTGCTTTACTATCCCAGACCTGTTGTTGCCAGTCTAGTAGGCTTATAGCTAAGTCAGTCATTAATATGCCAAAGGATTGTCTAAGGCTTTAGTAACCTTTTTGTTAATCCTCTCTTCTATCTTGTACATATCCTCTGATAACTTTTCAATAATCTTAACTTGTTGATCCATTGTCGTGCGGATAGTAAGGTTTTCTGCCTGAAACACTGCTACCTTTTGTTTAATACCACTTAGGTCTGGTGCAGTAAAGGTCTGTATCTTTTCTTTCATCACAGTGTAATCTTTGTAGAACTCAAACCCAGCCCACAAGCCACCTACAATACTACCAACCAAAGGTACGATTAAAAGAAGTTTACTACCACCTATCTTAATCCCTGCGTACTCTATCTCTGCCATTGTGTATCCCTTTGTGGATATTGTGAATCTTCTAATACTTCAAAGTTAGGGTCTGTTCTAAACCACCTAGAGAAAGAACTGTCAGCTAGTGCATTGGGTGGATAAAAACTAGCCCTATCTTCCATCTTACTATCAGCGTAGTTAAAGTTAGGAACAAACGAAATAAGAGATAACAACTGCTGTTGTACAAGTATCTGTTGTTCTAAGGTCACTGCACTTTCTATCTTCTTAGTTAAAGCATTAGCTTTCTTTGCTACTAAGACTTTAAGTTTTTGGTTTTTTGTAAGCTGTTCTTTTTTAATAGGTAATAACTTAACTGTTGTCTTTGTTTTAATATCTTTTTGTTTCGTA